GGTTAAGTATCTTTCTGAATTCTGGGACCTAAAAGGTTTTATTCGTGAAACCGTATTGAGCGCACGTAGTAAAACGTAACTACCACCCGCCGAGCAGCTTTTCGCAAGGCTGGTACGACGGGGATTCGGTAACATTTTCCACGCATTCTGGAACTTCGGGCGGCCTGAACAGGACGTCCTTTTTGAGTTCGTCCACAGTGGCGTTGACGGCGAATGGGTATTCGTCCTGTGTCGTCGCCTTTGCAGCATCCGTACCAGATTCCATTTCTCCCTTCTCGAATGTAGTCTTTCCGAGGAGGTTGTTGATGAAGTTTTCCTGTTCGGGTTTCTTCAAAACGTCGTCCGATATCTTCTGTCCAGAATCCACAGCCGTATCCACGAATACCTTCCACCAGTACTTTCTCTGCTTGTACTCGTATTCAGGCTGCTCGTCGGAAATCTTGGTCACCTGATACAAGATGTTGTTGAACTCGAACTTGAGCATGTCGCCCGACTTGGGGAAAATCTGCTGGGCGGTGTAACCATAGTAACGGAAATCTTCATATCCTCGCTGGTACCAGATTGGGTTGTGCTCTGTCGGGGAGCACAAGGGCTTGATGCCGTGTTCCCTCAGGGACTGGTAGTTACATTCGAGGAAGTAGGTCATCAGGAATTGGAGTTCCATCTTTCCGTCGAACTGGATTCCGTACCTGTCGTAAAGTTCCTTCTGCGGCTGGAAACCGATTAGCACCTGGAAGTCGAACTCCCTGTCAACTGTACGCAAGTTGTCCTCGTGGAACAGCGAGTTGTTGTCTACGTCCATCGTCACGGTGTAGTACTTTATGAATACACCCTGCCTCTTCACGAAGTCAGCCGACATCCTGTCGTAGCGCTCCTGGTCGAGGAACGCATTATGCCTGCGGTAGTGGAACCTCACCCCGAGGTTCCTGTCCCTTGACATGACTGGGTTGTTAATCTGGGCCTTCTCCGAACGTTCGACATAGGCCCCAAGTCTGTCGTTCCACAGATGCTCGGAAACATGCGTCATGACCGAGAAGTTCTTTCGCTCCTCGTTCATAGCTCGGCAGTTTCCCCTCACGGGTATGATGAATCCGTTTACCTTCATGCAAATAGTTTATAAACTATTGGTATGGATACGAAACTGTTTTATGAATCTATCGGAAAGCTTGGCCTTTCCTTGAACCAGATGGAGGCCATCAAACGTCTGCATAAGGCGTGTTTCGAAGGTTTTGAACAACACCTGACCCTCCCGATGGCCGAGAACCACAATATCCATGACGCTATCCAGGCGCCCATGGCTACAAACAGTTCTCACTCGAACGACATGGGGTCGTACAAGAACCCGATGACCCTTTCCACTAACCCTAACGCCAACCGTGACCCGAAAGAGGAAATGAAGGAACTCTTCCCAGGGAAGATTCAGTGGAAGCGTGGGACGATTAAGACGGATAGCAAAATCAAGGAGATGATGGACAGAGCTCAGAAGCATCTCCCGAGCAAGTATCCCGTAAACTGCTTCAACACGACTGCACAGCCGATGGTGACTGGATATGCTTCCCCGAACAGGATGAACTACTCACCGTACAAGCAAGGTTGTGCTGTTGGCTGCTATGAAGGCGGGGGCGGCGGTGCCGACGTGGGTGCATAGTATGTACAACGTAACAGCAAAAAAGAACCGACCGATAGAATACTTGGTTATACACTATACCGCTGGTACAAGTTCCAAGGGCGGAACTGCCAAGCGTATAGCAACATATTTCGGTAAGCAGGATACAAAGGCGAGCGCCGACTTTATTGTGGACCAGGATGAAACTGTCCAGTTCAATCCAGATATCAGGAACCAGTATTGCTGGGCGGTCGGGGACAAGCTATACAAGACCTTTTCTACATCGCTGGGTGGAACCCTTTACGGTAAGGCTAGAAACGCAAACTGTATTTCTATCGAGATGTGTTCAGACAAGAAGAATACAAAGTCACTCAAAGTCACCGATACTGACTGGAGTATTTCGGACAAGGTTGTCGAGCGCACAGCGTTGCTTGCAAAGAAACTCATTGAGGAATATGAGATTCCGCTTGACCATGTCATCATGCATCACTGCATCAGCGGCAAACAATGTCCGCAACCGTGGGTGAGGAACGAGGAATGCCTGTCTAACTGGTATGACTTCTTGAAAATCATTGGCCCAGAGAAACTTCCGATGAATCCATTGTATTCGGCAATGACCAAATCCAATTTGAATTGCCGTGAGGCTCCCATTGTTGGCGACGTGGTAAAGACATACGAGAAGGACACCCAGATAGGAATATACGCTGAAAGGCGTGGATGGGGTCGAACCACTGACGGGTGGGTTTCACTAAACTATGTAGAACGGATATGAAAATAGCGGGTAGAACACCCGCTTTTTTATAACTTTCCCGATAAAAGCAAAATGGTCAGGACGACGATTGCTAAGACCACAAGTGGAAATATCATGTGGTTTCGACCGACGACGTTCCGTTGCCAAGGTCCTTGTCCACTGATTTCCAATCCTTCTCGACAAACTCAGTGTCGTCATGCTCTGGGAAAGTTGCGTCGTGAAGGTCTGAAATCACCGCTTCCATTGCGGAGGGCAGGTTCAGTTTCTTGATTTCGGCTTCGAACATTTCTTTCTTCAATGACATTGTATTCTCTCCTAGGAAATTGCACCAAGGCGTTTGGCCTCGTCGATATCCCTCTTGTTCATGATGTAGTATCCGTTGCGGTTATCTTCCGTGTTTGGTTTCAATGCACCAAACCTGTACCTGTAAGCGTCGATGTCGTGTGGGGCTGCTGTTCCAGTCACTTCGAGTTCATGCATGGGTACGAACTGTTCGGCGAACTGGTTCATGTCGTCCTCGTTCTTGAATCTGATTACGTCTACCTTGCTGTCGTTGTTCTTGTCCTTGATGAACATGAGTCTCGATTCGCTAAGTTCGTCGTATTCCTTCTTGTTCTTCATGAGGTCGTCAGCGTGACGGGCCTTCATGCTGGAATCGTTGGTTGTGGTCACGTTGTACTTTCCGCCAGACATCCTGTTGATTTCGTTCATCTTGTTCGTGAACGATGTTCCGTGCATGTTGGCACCCCACTGGGCCTTCGGTATGGTGACGTACTGCCAGATGTGAATCATCTCGTGGAGTAGGACTTCCTCGGCCTCGGTCTCGGTAATGTCGTTGAAGTAGTTTGAAAGGCGGATTTTGAGTTTGCCCACGTAGTTGTCGCCAACTTGTATGCTTCCAGGGGACGGCATGTTGCTGACGATGCATGAAGCGTCTCCGACAGCGTTTGTCGTTCCAGACATTTCGAACTTGACGTCCTGTGGCAGTTTGCCGCCGAAGAAACGAGAGTTGAACTCGTTGTACTTTCGTTTAGCCCATTCGCTGGAAATCCTAAGGTTGGTGTCCAGCTTGTCGATGCGCTCGAAAAGAGATTTGGAGAATAGTCCTTGCATAGTTAGAGTCACCTCACTTAATCATAGTTTATAACCTTGTGTGGGCGACTATCTGTTATAAACTGTATGTGTATAACGAATCGGTTCTTATATGCAAGCGGTAATGCAGACCAGCCAGATAATCGACCAGAACGCACCGAAACTCCTCATCAACTACGACGTTGCTGAGATGATACAGCGTGCAGTCGATGTTCTGAAACGATTCGGAAAGAACGTAGATGAAGTCAATCTCCTCGGGAAGAAGATGCATGGGATAACCTACCAGGATTCCGTGGTCACCATCATTGCCGACAGGATGAAACGTCATTACGCCGTTTACCGTAACCGAACGGGTACGCTTGTCGCTGGGATTGCGAACGGAATTGTGAACTCCTACCACTGGGAGATAATGTTTATCGACAACCATCTGCAACACCTGCTTGAACAAAAGGATAAGACTGTTAAGTAAATTTACTTGGGATGAATGCGTATGACTGACAACTACTCATTGTTCATGGAAGCTATATCTTAGCTTGGACTCACGAAGAGCCAGTTGGAAGCTACCAGCAACCTCTATAAGATTATCGCCAACCGCCCCAAGATTAACGGCGAGAACATGGGCGATATCATAAATGACGTGAACGAAAGGATGGACACGTATGCCACGTACCTCAGTAGCCAACCGCATACGAGGGAAGAGTTTTTCAGCAAGATTAACAAGAAGTGGCAAGAACTGAGGGACAAGTATAATTTGAAAGTACCCGAGGACAACTGGTTTGATGTAGACCTTCATTCGCTGACATGGATTCCTCGAATAAAGGACTTTGCATCAGCAGGCGTATATAGCGATGCCGAAAAGAGGTACGATTCCGATGCACAGGCAAAGGCATGGCTGAACATGATGTTCGACCGTCGTCGTAAGGACAGGTCCGACTTCCGAAGGTATCTCCAATGGGAACGTGATTGCCTCAGAATGAAGTTCCCTTCCCGTGGCGCTGGGATATCGGCATACGAGAATGACCCTGAAATCAAGGCAGCCCTGAAAAACGGTGGAATAGCTGAGCTCATCGGCAAGTATTGCTTGCAGAAGGCCATGATGCATCCTTTCATGGTCGGAATTGAGGAAGCGGACAACCCAGAGACCAAGCGTAAGTATGCTGACCTCTCTAACAGGATGGCATACATCGAAGACATAAAGTTCAACGGGAAAATCCCTAGTGACTATATATCTGGCCCAGACGAACTGTGGTTCGGATGGCACCATATTCCTGGCGGCAAGAGGGCTTTCACGAAGAAACGATTCAGCCGTTTCGACAATATGTACTCGAAGGCTCCGCCTACGCAAAATTTCACCTATTGACAATACGGCCTTCATATCCTATCTTTGTGGTATGAAGGCCTTTGTTTTTTCGGATTTTCACTACGACTATTACAGAAAGGAAATGTCGATGGATACGTTCGTATCCAACTTCCTTCCTGCAGATATTCTGATTATCCCAGGCGACATAGCAAGCAAGTTCAATGCGGCCAGAGACATTCTCAAAAGGCTGTGCGACATGTACAGCCATGTCGTATTCTGTCTCGGCAACCACGACATGACGACCCATCTGGATTACGGAAAGTTCAAGACTACCGAAGAAAAGATTGAATGCTTCCACAATCTGGCTGACTCCGTAGACAACCTGCACATGCTTGATGGCAATGTTGAAACCGTATGCGGAATCGCCATAGGCGGTTGCACTGGGATATGGGACTATACCTTCCTGAAACACCTTGACATACCGCACAGCAGGCAGGAAGTGGACAACAACTGGGTTTCTAACACCTACGACGGTAAGTACTGGAACTTCATGGGAAACGACATCACTCGTATCCGAGAGAGGATGAACCAGCAGTGCAGGTCCGTCCTCGCCCAGAAGCCCGACGTCATGGTTACTCACTTCGCCCCGATAAATTTCCGTGTCCCGAACGAGCATGGCAAGTTCAACTCGGTCTACTACTATTTCTCACCTGAATATATCGGCATGCTGAAACGGGGTTCCTTCTGGTGTGCGGGTCATACGCATACCGCATACAAGGTCGGAAACCTCTGTATCAACCCTATGGGATATCCAGACGAAGACCCCTATGGTTTCAACTCGCTAAAAAAGGAAGATTTCGTGATAGAGTTGATTCCGAATAATTTATTTTAGTGTATTAAAACAGGAGACCACCAAATGCAAGAAGTGAACAATGCGACAGACAGCGTAAGAAACCATAACGTGGGAAAGTCGGACTACGCAAAGCACAAAATCCAGCCATGGGATATCTGGATTGAATTCCAGTTGAACCCGTTCGATGCCGACCTCGTCAAGAGGACGCTCCGTACCAAGGCGGAAGGCGGCATGACTCCTTCCGAGGCGAGGAAGCTCGACTACGAGAAAATCATCCATATCTCCTCCGAGAGAATCCGCCAGTTGAAGTCTGGGGTCGAATGGCCTACGCCGACAGCCCTTCCGAACGGCGCCCGAGTTGACGAAATCATCGAGGAGTACCAGCTGAACGAGATTGACGCCGAGATTCTCGACAACCTTCTCATGAGGGAAGAAAACGTCGATTATCGTATCGGACAGTACGGCGTGGTCATCGAATGTGCCCGTCGACGCATCGAAGCATTGGCTGGTTTGATTGCCGAAGAGAAGAAAAAAGCGGAAAATGAGGCTAAAAAGCATGACAAAAAGCAAAAAATCATAGATTTGGCTGAAAAAACTGCAAAAGAATGCATCAAAAAAATTTCGGAAGGAATGTCAACATATAAACATATATCAAAGTCGATGGAATCGCTGCTGACTGAGATTGATTCTAAAGACCAGATTGATATGTTCAACGATTAACCGAGAGGGTGACATTATGAGCGTTTACGAAGACATGAATGTCGTCAACCTGTCCGTACTGGATGAGGCCGCCCTTTCCGAGTTCTATTCATCAAATTTGAACAAGCATTTCTGGTTCCAGCGCACTGACATCGGTCTTGAATTGAAGTATTGTACGGTGTTGGAACAGACAGGGCACCTTTGGTGGAAGAAGACAAAGCGAGTCGCAAGACTGGCGAACTTCACACCACAAGATGGGGATGACTACAACGTGTGTTCCGATATCGCCAAACAGTTTGGACATCTTATCGAGAAACACTTGCCAAGCGATTACGTTATAACCATCATGGCGACGTTGAAATTCATCAGAATTGAAACCCATCGCCAACCCGTGTACGACTACAATGTAGTCAACGTGGTGGAAAAGAACAGTAACCGACAGCTATCGATGGAAGAAATCATTGATATCTGCGGCAAGGCCAAGCTAAGGGCGCCCGACTTTGAGGTCGGAGAATACATGTTCCTGAGTCTTGGCGAGATGTTCAAATCCTTTGAGTCGTTCAAAAAGTACGTTCGTGAATGCGATAAAGACAATTACGAACTAATAGCTTTCAGAGCGACGGAAGAAATTCGATAAAAAAGTTAAAAAAATATCGAATTACCCCTTGACAAAGCTTTTGAATGTTTCTATAATTGACGCCAGAGAGGAACGGACGGTGTTCAACTGTATGTTCCTGCGTCGGATGGGGCCGTGAGTCCCGTCAGAAGATTGACAGTTCGGTTTTGCATTAGTTGCTAGGTTGATAACCTGACCCACGCCTGATAGTCTCGGCAATGGACTTGGATGGGTGTTAAATAATCTTGAATGCTAAGAACGGTGTTCCCATAGGTGAGGGAACCGCCGACAGCAATGTCGGAGACGCCTTGTTCGATACAGGTTGGAAGGCATCGTTCTTGCGTTCTCTTTTTCGGGGGTCTTCATATGGAGGTCTCCGAAAAAGGGAACGTCAGCGTTTCCTAGCGGCCAATAACCGCTATGCCGTTCAACGGTGGTGCCGGAAGCACCTTAAAAACTTGCGGGGTGTAGCTCAGTCTGGTAGAGCGCCTGCTTTGGGAGCAGGATGTCGTCAGTTCGAATCTGGCTACCCCGACTATTTATAGGGAATGCAATGTCATTGGATACTCCGATGGGTATAAACTATTGTATATGTTTAATCTATTCGGAGCATTTATGAATAGAAATGAAAAAAATATATACAGCTTTCATGGAAAGTGTATGTACCCAGTTCAACTGCATGAATGCATTTCCTGCTCTCAACGAGGGATTTAGTGCTTTGTGCGAGGCGGAAAACTTTGAACCATCTGGTGATATGCAGAAGGAACTTGAAGGTTCTGCTTGTCAGAATAAGGAGAAGGGTGCGGTTGATATGCTGAGGAAGATGGCTCTATTCCTTGATGAAAAGAACATGCTTGGCGAATTTGCGTTAGAAAACCAAGACTTATACAAATATATTAACATTTTTGATTTAACTGGCAATCACGACCAATCCTAAGTTCTTTGTGTGAATTTCAGAGTGGTGGAGGTTTCTCCACCATAATGATGACTACTGTGTATAACACTTTGGTTATACGCTTGTGGAAAAGTGGATTTCGACAGTTTGCGGGCACGGCGGTTAACAGTCGGCGTCCGACGCCACAACCAAAAAACAAATTGTCTATAATGGTAACAGGCTGGCGGTGTCCACTGGTCTCCATTCGGTGATTACCCGTCGTTGGCGGTAGGTTCGTGAGTTTTGAGTAAAGCTCTCTGCGTCCAATCCTGACGCACCCATGACAACATGTGAAAGGGGTGGTTCCCATGGATATTATTGACATGTAGCTCAGTTGGTAGAGTAGCGGACTGTTAATCCGTTCGTCACTGGTTCGAGTCCAGTCATGTCAGCTAAATTGGAACTCTGGGTCGCTCCCAGAGGAATCCGCAGGTGAAAAGCGGCCCCTAATAGGTTGTGATAATCGTGATGGTAGCTACATTGTGGGAACCCAACCGAAAAGGGCTGCCTAGTATCCTGAGCACTTAAAAACGGGACTTCGTGGGTGTTTAGCATTTACTCTACGGAGAAGATGAAGGTCCTGGCGTCCAATGCTTGTATAAGTCAGATAGACCATGCATCAGTGAAGTTTTTATCCACTTGTGCGGATATCGACCGTTCTTCACATTTTTCCGATGTAGCTCAGTTGGTAGAGCGGCTCATTTGTAATGAGCGGGTCGGGAGTTCGAGCCTCTCTATCGGAGCTATTTTCATTCACGTTTAGCTTAACTGGAAGAGTTGCCTGTCTGCAGCGGGAAACAAAGGTTCGATTCCTTTAACGTGAGCTAATTATTGCCGTTTCGCCAAGCTGGTAAGGCACAGGACTCTGACTCCTGTATTCGGGCGTTCGAACCGCTCAACGGCAACGAACTTTATTGCGGGATAGTCTAATGGTAAGATACTAGGCTCATAACCTAGGGACTGGTAAAGCTTGTCTCGGTTCGACTCCGAGTCCCGCTACTAATTTGATTGGCCATGGGCCGTCATGACGGCATTTGGTAAATTTCGAAGCCTATCAAGTGGAAGGTTAAATTCCTTCACGATTCTTGGCCAATCATTTTGCCAGCTAACCCAAACCCGGTGATTGGGCCGGACTGAAAACCCGAGTAGTCTGGTTCGACTCCAGAAGCTGGCACGAAAAGTATTAAACAATAGGTGAAATGAAGTAGGTGCCCACCATGTGGGATTTTGGTGGTTCTAAACCACCCACCTATTGTTTTTATCCGCAGCTGGTGTAATTGGTTAACATTCCTCTCTGATAAGGAGGCAAGTCCTGATTCGAGTTCAGGGTTGCGGACTACATTTTTTGGCGCTATCGAATAACTGGCCTAGTTCATCGCCCTTTCAAGGCGGCAATACGGGTTCGAGTCCCGTTGGCGCTACTAAAAGTCATGCTTGGAGGTAAAAGGTACAAACCTCGTCTGCATATCGGAAGATGCCGACATCCTAAATCGGCAGCATGGTGAATTGAAGAAGTCCTTGATAGCAACGGACAACTGATGCGGCTTCTTCATACAAGGCACAATACTCCGTTCACCTTTGTCGCCGAGGCGCTTTTCTCAATAGTACGTGTCAAAATTGTATTTTTCCGAAGTAGCTCAGTTGGTAGAGCAGGGCTTTCGTAAAGCTCAGGTCGTAAGTTCGAGTCTTACTTTCGGAGTTAGAGACATCTGGCTAAATGTCCGTCATTGAGGGCCAGACCCGTTGCGTTCGGACGGCGATGAACGGGAGGTGTGATGAAGCCTGCTATTAAATGGTAACGATATCCATCTAGGTCTATGTAAGGGCTAGTAGGTGAGCCCGTTCGCAACGTAGATGACAAACCGATGGCCTCGGCGACAAGCGGAAAGGTTGCCGTAACCCCCGCAGCTCCTCGAATTCATCAAACTTTGTTTAAACGCAAATGAGTAGAACCCGTGTTGCATCGTTCTTGTTCATGCTAGCGGGCTAACCCCGATGGAGAAAACTTGGGGATGAGGAATCTGTCTCTGCGAATTATGAATGAAAGAATGGTGGTCGCAGAGGTGTAGTATTGGCTCTACTAAAATATGCCACGTGAGACCGCTTGAAATAAGAGAGGTCGGAGATAAATCAAGGGGTAACTGCCTTGAATACTCGCTAACCAGTCCTTGAAATGAGGAAGCCTGTAAGTTTGTGTTTAACCAAATATCGGAATATAGCTCAGCCTGGTAGAGCGCTTGCTTCGGGAGCAAGAGGCCGTAGGTCCAAATCCTACCATTCCGACTAAACTATGGCGAGGTGGTAGAGCTGGCTTATTGCAGCGGTCTTGAAAACCGTCGGTGGCAGTGGCCCTGTCATCCGTGGGTTCGAATCCCACCCTCGCTTCTTTTACTGCGTCATTAGCTCAGTTGGTAGAGCGTCTCCTTGCCATGGAGAAGGTCGTCGGTTCGAGTCCGACATGACGCTTACTTTTATGGCATTATAGCTCAGTCGGAATTTAGAGCGTCTCGCTACGAACGAGGAGGTCGCAGGTTCGAGTCCTGCTAGTGTCACTAACATTGGATAGAACTCTGTTCAGCGGGCTGGTTGCCTGAAGGAACAACCTACATGCCAGCTACGACAGATATCCGTACCGACAAGATAGGCGTAAAAGCGAAACGGTTTGTTTTAGGTTATAAGCAGATTTCGCATCGGTACGGTGAAAGCTGTCACGGTGATACTCCGCATATTCACCTATCCAATGTATTTTTTGGCTCTATCGAATAACTGGCCTAGTTCGTCGCCCTCTCAAGGCGGTAATACGGGTTCGAGTCCCGTTGGAGCTATATGTTTGCAGCCATGCTGAAATTGGTAGCCAGGCCAGCCTGTCACGCTGGTGTCCTATGGGCGTGCGAGTTCAAGTCTCGCTGGTTGCGCTAAATTATACTCTCGTAGCTCAGCTGGGAGAGCGCTTGTTTTACACACAAGGGGTCAGAGGTTCGAGCCCTCTCGGGAGTACTAATATGAGTGAGATAGACTTAAAATGTAAGTATTGTGGTAAATTATGTAAAAATAAAATGTCTATTCGGGCACATGAACGTACCTGTCCATCAAATCCCCATAGGCAGTATGTTAGCCACACTATTGGACATACTGCGTGGAATAAGGGATTGACGAAAGAGACGAGTGTGATTATGCAGAATATGGCAAAAAATATTAGTGTTACAATGAAAGGTCGAGAGGGGCATACACATACCGAAGAAACAAAACGACGCTTATCTGAAATTAGGAAACAGCACATAGCAAACAATGGTGGTATTTGGTGGAATTCAAGAAGTAAATGCAAGCGCTCTTATGCAGAAGAATGGGCAAAGCATGTACTAGAGAATGAAACTGAGGGTATTAAGTTTTGCGAAGAATATCATATTGGCAAATGGTTTTTGGACTTTGCATGGCCAGATAGGCAAATAGGGTTAGAAATAGATGGTAAACAGCATGAATGGCCCGAACGACAACAAATGGATAAAGAAAAAGATGATTATTGTGTATCTCATGGTTGGAAAATATTGAGATTAAAATGGTCTGATATTGTTATGAATAAGTCGTTGGCAATAAAAATCATTAAAGAGTTTGTACTTAATAGTACAATTATAGATTATACGTTTAAACACAAAACTAAGGATATTAAGAAAGGCCGAGTTTATTTATCTGAATCAGTATGGAATGAACGAAAAGATGCGATGTTGAATAGTGGTGTTGACATGTCTAAGTATGGCTGGCAGGCTAAAATGATGAAATGTACAGGCTTGTCTAAACGACGGCTTTCAGATACAGTTGAACGCTATCCTGATGTGTTTAAAAATATAGTTTATACTAGAAAATCTAAATTTACCCCCTCAGTGGTGTAATGGTAGCACAAGGGATTGTGATTCCCTTAGTTCGAGTTCGAGTCTCGGCTGGCGGACTAAAATCAAAAACAGTATAAAAATCGTCATAGTTTATCCGCTGTTCTATGACAAAGTTTTTTTGCTCTTGCAAGGCGGACTCCGTCAATTAAGTCAATCATGTCGAGCGGACATGGGATGTCGGAGGACGTGACCCCTGCTCGGTGTCAGGCTAAAACGCCGCCATTTAAAAGGCCATTAGCGTTATTCTCGCAAAAGAGCTAATGACGGGTTGAAGCATGCGAGGTGCTTACGAACCCGAGGTGGCAAACGACTACAACTGGAGAAGTTTGAGGTTGCCCACGATGACGTACCTGCTATGAAAGACCGTAGACTGATAGTCCAAAAGCGTCATCACCGATGCGGTGTAGCTCAGTTGGTAGAGCAACGGAATCATAATCCGTGTGTCAACGGTTCGAGCCCGTTCATCGCTACTACTTCGGGTTCTGGTGGAAATGGTAGACACGCATCGTTCAGGGCGATGTTCTGAGAGGAGTGTGGGTTCGAATCTCACGTACCCGACTAAAAAAGTTTGAAAATTTGGGTAGAATCCCTTGACAGATAGGGTTTATCTTTCTATATTTCCGAACGTGGTTAACACGAGTGGTTAGCCCGCTGATTGAAATTTCGGTTTTGCAAATTATGGGGAATTAGCTCAGTTGGTAGAGCACCTGCTTTGCAAGCAGGGGGTCAAGGGTTCGAATCCCTTATTCTCCACTAACAATTTTATTTGGGTTGACTGCGAGGATGGTGGTTTCGCAACGGACTGTAAATCCGTTCCCTTTGGGTAAACACTGTAGGTTCGAATCCTACTCAACCCACTAAGTCAGTGTCGTTTGAAAGCGTTACTTAGAAACAGACTGCAAATCCGTTCGCCTATGGCAATGCGCTTTCGTCTTTTACCTGACTTTAATTTTGTTCCAGGGTAGCTCAGTTGGTTAGAGCACGTAAAAATACCTGTCCGTTTTTCTCCCGCAAGGGTGGCGTTTGGAACGGGTTACTTAGCCTGTTAAGCTCGTGGTCGTAGGTTCGAGTCCTGCCCCTGGTACTATAAATTCATCCAGTGTCGATAGAAACCGATACATAGACCTTGTACAATCTTAATGTATAGTGCCTTGCGATGGGCACATCGGTTTCTGCTTTTACCTGGATTTTCGCCGGCGTAGCTCAGTTGGTTAGAGCACGTACAATACCTGTCCGTATTTTCTCCCGCAAGGGTGGCGTTTTGGAATGGGTTACTTAGCATTAGGAAGCTCGGGGTCGCAGGTTCGAGTCCTGCCGCTGGCGCTAAGATTACAAATTGTTTCTGGGCCTCTAGCTCAATTGGTTAGAGCTACGGACTCATAACCCGTCGGTTCCGAGTTCAAGTCTCGGGGGGCCCACGAGTCTTGCTTTCTTACCGTTTGTTTACTGTGACGACATTGCAAATCAAACGGCCTCTAAAGTTGGAAGTAAAAAGGGCAGGAAGGATATGGCGTCGAAAACCGTATCTGGTAATGCGGGTGAACTTCACATGAGGATAATTCTATGCCTTGGCGAGTGTCAAATAGATAGCGTTTCGCACCGTCCCGAGATGAAGGTGGGGTGTCAGCGTCCCAAAGAGCTGATGGTGCAATAGATTGGTGCACAAATCTTAGCCTCCAGGTTTGGCGCAGTTCGGACTTAGGTTCGTCCTGTGTCGTGGTTCGAATTCACGAAGGTTAACTAATTTTGCGGATGTAGCTCAATTGGTAGAGTTCCTGCCCTCCAAGCAGGTTGTTGTGGGTTCGAGACCCATTATCCGCTCTAAATTTTGCGTTCGTAGCTCAGCTGGTAGAGCAGTAGACTTTTAATCTACGGGTCGTGGGTTCGAGTCTCGCCGGACGCATAAAAATATGTCTTGACGCACCATATTTGTTTTGTTAGCGCATTAGACTGTATAAACTGATATAAAAGAAAGGGTATATATGAAACATAACGTATCTGATTCTGATATCATTTTGTATGCAACTACGTGCAAAAGTATGCGAGATGGTGCTAGACTATGTGGACTGGAAGCGACGACTTTTCGTAGACGGGCGAAGAAACTCGGTGTATATGATAGGAATCGTTGGAAAAATGAATGTCAAGCTAAGGCAGAAATAAAGAAACTTGAATTACAGCTACCGAAAATTTGTCGATTCTGTGGTAAAGAATGTAAGAATAATAAATCTTTATCTGGGCACGAACGTTCGTGTCCACAGAATCCTAATCGCAATTATGTTAGTCACACGGTTGGGTTTAAACCGTGGAATGCTGGGTTAACCAAATCAACTGATGAACGAATACGTCAGAAGGGACAACATCTTAGCGAGCGGTATAGGAATAATGAATTGATTCCTGTATTTGCTGGTAAAAGCCATAGTGATGAAACTAAACGAAAAATATCGGAATCAATGAAACTTGCTCAAAAAGAAGGTCGGGCGCACAACATTGGCGAATGTCGTTGGAATAATACGCATAGTTGGCCAGAAAAATGGTTAATACAAGTATTGAAAAATGAATTTTCCTATATTGAAGGGGTACATTATGTCACTGAATACCCGTTTCATCGGTTTTCATTAGATTTTGCATTTGTTGATAAGAAACTTTGTATTGAAGTTGATGGAAAACAACACATCACAGATAAAAATCAAATTGAACGAGATAAGCGTAAAGATGAATTGTTAAGTGAAAATGGGTGGAAAGAACTTAGAATTCCGTGGCGGGAATGTTTTAGTAATCCAAAGACTTGGATAGATAAAATAAAAAGTTTTTTAAGGGAATATAATACAATGGCTAGTATAGGCGACTCTTAATCGTCGAATCACAGTTCGAGTCTGTGTATTCCCATATTTACTGGGGTATCGTCAAGTTGGTAAGACACAGGATTTTGATTCCTGTATTCGGGAGTTCGAGTCTCTCTGCCCCAACTAGACTTTTCCACAATCACAAGGAATTGCCATCTTCGCCCCAATGCAGTTGGTGGCAGTTCTGGATGGGGTTCGACAGCAACGCAATGAAGCTTGCTTAGTACTCGTCCTGTGATTTCAATGACATCATCACGATGGTTAAACCCTATCGTGGAGGGCAGACTGCCTTCCTTCCAGGTGTGGAAGCCAAGGGATGAAGATGGTGTCGACTTCCTGTTAACTCAGGATATATTGCTCGAAGGGATGCGGGTATTAAAGCCAGCATGCACCGACAAAGAATTGCAGCTGCCGTTCCGAATAGAGGCAGGTCCTTAAGGAGGGCGGGTACAGCAATGTTGCTGCAAGAGGTGCATTATGTCAAGATAATAGACGACTTCGATGGTTACAATCAGGTACTGTTCCCTGCGGTGAATCCGAGAAACTGGCCATGTTAGTGTACATAAACGTGGATGATTGTCTCTATAAGAGCACGGCTTTGCCATTCAGCTTGTCACGAAAGAGAATGGCGATTTCGCACAAGTACCCAAGCGGACGAAGGGGGAGGTCTGCAACACCTCTAGGCTGAACGCCCACGTAAGTTCGACTCTTACCTTGTGCTTAACATTTTCAACCTCAAAGGAGATTACATGGAATACTCTAAGAAAGATTTGGAGTTTTCGCCGTCTCTCGTTGAATACGAGATGGCAAAGATTCTTGAAGATAAGGCCATCTTCAAGAATGCCACGTTGCCCAACAGGGACATCCTGAACAAGGTATGCGACCTGTATCGGCCCGCAGCCGCTGCCCATGGCGCCAAGCTCTGGCGTGTATGGGACAAGTTCAACAAGGACACCCACACCTACACGGTGACGGTGGAAATTTTCAAGGGCAAGAATAAGCTTGTGTTGGAACACACGGCTAAACCTGCCGAGGTTGCTTAATCATGATGCGCTTGTAGCTCAGCTGGATAGAGCAACAGTTTCCTAAACTGTAGGTCGCCAGTTCGAGTCTGGCCAAGCGCATTAAATGGAGAGATGGCTGAATTGGTAAAAGCGGAGCTTTGCTAAAGCTTTGTCGGTGACGACACGCAGGTTCGAACCCTGTTCTCTCCTCTAAAATACCATAGTAGCTCAGTCTGGTAGAGCACGAGTAAATGAAACAGCCTTTCGTCTTTTTCCCTGAAAAGGTGACGTAGGAATGGCTTACTTCGATGAGGAACTTGGGGTCGTGGGTTCAAATCCTGCCTATGGTACTATTAAACTTTTTGCCGATGTTCCTCCCCGTCAATCTGGTTTCCAGGTTGATTATTGGCAGGGGAGGGTTCCTCTTACGCTTTTCTCGGGAAACCGTTGCGATAGTGAGAGTTACTTAGCTTAACACTATTGAAAGTTCGAATCTTTCCATCGGCACTATTTTTTACGCTAGATTAGCTCAAATGGTAGAGCGCCAGGCAACAATAACACACGTTCGCCTTTTCCCAATCTGATTGATTGTGGCGTATGAATGTGGTACTTAGTTAAATCCACCCAGGAGGCTGTTGGTTCGAGCCCAGCATCTAGCTTTATGTTTTCAACATCAACAACAATTCCTAATCACAACAAAGGAGATGATTATGGCGTCGATTAACAAGAGAAAGGTATCCACCCCTGTGTTTACCCACGAGGGCGGAAAGGCATCACACATTGGCTACGAGGAGAAGCTGCAGCGTACCGTGCTTAGCTGTCTCTTGAACGAGGATACGTTCTATGAGGACGGTCAGTCGGTCAAGGACCGCATCAAGGAGTACATGGGCAAGGTCAGCACCGAGTTCGCCATTGCAACCTTGAACAAGGTAAAGCACGAATATCACCTTCGTCATACCCCGTTGTTCATGCTGACTGTTCTTGCACAGCAAGGCAAGCTTACCAAGGAACTTGTCGAATCAACCGTAACCCGAGTTGATGACATCACTGAGTTGCTTGCCATGTCTCTCGCAGACGGCAAGAAGGCTTTGCCGAAGCAGTTGCAGAAGGGTCTCGCCTTGGCATTCGCCAAGTTCGACGAGTACCAGTTCGGTAAGTACAAGGGAACGAAGAAGACCGTATCCTTGAAGGATGCTGTCATGCTTTGCCACCCGAAGGCACCGAACGATGAGAAGAACGCTCTCTACAAGAAGATTGTAGACAACAGCCTCGCTACGCCGCTTACTTGGGAAACCGAGTTGAGCGCTGGCAAGGACAAGAAGGCGGTCTTCGAGAATCTTCTCTCCGAGAACAAGCTCGGTGGACTTGCCCTGTTGAGGAACCTCCGCAACATGGAGCAGGCAAGCGTGTCGCAGCGAGCAATCGTGAACGGCATCGAGAAGATGAATGTTCGTGGTATAATGCCGTACAACTTCTATACGGCAAACAAGTACAGTGATGGAACCTACTCCAAGCAGCTTGAAGCAGCGATGCTCCAGTCCGCAAGGGAGACGTTCGATAAGCTGGAAGGAAACACCCTCTTCATGGTTGACACGTCTGGTTCTATGAGCTCGCAGTTGTCAGGAAAGGGCGAGATTACAAGAGCCCAGGCCGCAGCATCCCTTGCTGCAATCATGAACGAAGTGTGCGAGTTTGCGAAGGTCTATACCTTCGATAACACAGCACATCTTTGCACGCAGAAGGGTTTCGCTCTTGCTGACCGTTGTGCTCGTTCTATGGGTGGCACTGACATCCAGAGAAGCACAAACTACGCTGTCGAGTCTAACAACAGACCGTTCGACCGAGTGATTATCATTACGGACGAGCAGTCTTCTGGTAGCTACTTCAGCAAGGAAGTACTCAAAATTCCGCACAAGTACATTGTGAACGTAGCAACGTACCAGAACGGAATCGAATACGGTAACTTCATCCATATCAACGGATTCAGCGATGGTATCTTCAAGTACATCGCTGAGTACGAAAAGATGAATGGAAGTGCCGCAGAGTAGTTTCATTCGGATGGCCGAAAGGCCATCCATTTATAGGGCGTTCGACCAGTTGGTAGGTCTGCAGTCTCCAAAACTGTTAGTCGGTGGTTCGAGTCCATCACGTCCTGCTATATCGGTTAGTGGTGGAATGGAAGACACTCCAGCCTTAGGAGCTGGTGCTCGAAAGGGCGTGTGGGTTCGAGTCCCACCTTGCCGATTATTTGATTATCTACTGAAAAGTCATAAACTATGAGTATATGACTTATAAAAATGCACAACAGTGGGTATGTAAGTATTGTAATTCGATTATTGTGTCGAGAAAATGTTTGTTTGCACATTATAAAGAATGCAAAGAAAAAGATAAATTACCAAAAGATTCATTGGGTCGTAGTATAATACCTGACCAACAAAGGGGATTGCTTGCACATTCGAAATCGTTAAAGGGGACTCATCCAATAGGTCGTCCTCATACTGATGAAGCTAAAAAGAAAATTTCGGAAGAACGGTTGAAAGCTTTGGCTGAAGGTAGAGGAAATCATTTGATTTGCCCTAATATTAAACGAAGCTATGCTGAACAATATTTTTATGATTCGTTCGTAAATGCTAATGTTAAATTTGAAAATAATGTTTGGCTATGTAAACGATACTGTGTCGATTTTTTGTTTGGTAAGTATTATTTTGAAGTTGATGGTGAGCAACATTTTACAGAAGATGCTAAGAAGCATGATGCTGACCGAGATGATTTCTTGACCGAGCATGGATATATTTGTTTAGGAAGGTGTAGGTGGTCGCAGTTTAAACAACTGAGTAAAGAAGAGAAAGAACATTATATTAATGGACTTGTAGCCCAACTGGCAGAGGCGAACAGCTCAAACCTGTTACAGTGTGAGTTCGAATCTCACCAGGTCTACTAACGTTTTAGTAAAACTCGCCCGAGTAGCTCAGCTGGATAGAGCAGATGCCTTCTAAGCATCAGGTCACAGGTTCGAGCCCTGTCTCGGGCATTTCTTATTGCAAAACCGAACAGTCAATTACCTCCTTTTGGATGGTGGTTTAGGGGCCCGACTACAAAGTCGGGCCTTTTTTGTTGACTACTCGTCCCCCCGAACAATGTTTCCTTTTGTGTCGATGTGGGCCGAGGTTCCATTCAATTCAACCTCGGCGAATCCATCATTGAAGTTAGATGCCCAATTAAACCATTGGTCAGAGAGAATATGTCCTTCTGTGTCGATGTAGTTGCGTTTTCCATTCAATCCAATAACAGCGAATCCGTTAACGAAGTCAGATACCTCATCAAACCATTGGTCAGAGAGAATATGTCCTTCTGTGTCGATGAAGTTGTATTTTCCATTCAATTCAACCTCGGCGAATCCATCATTGAAGTTAGATGCCCAATTAAACCATTGGTCAGAGAGAATATGTCCTTCTGTGTCGATGAAGTTGTATTTTTCATTCAATTCTACAGTAGCGAATCCATTAGCCTTGGAAAAATTTACACTATCAAACCATTTGTCAGAGACAAGTTTTCTCCCGTGCAGAAGTAAATTACTTTTTCCGTTAATCGTAATCCACCCTTTATCATCAATATATTCATCCAGGTCGATACCATCATCTAGCATTTGCTGAACATCTTCTAGGTAGATGTATCCTCGTTTGATGACTTCTTCTTTGCTGTAAGGAGGACAAAGGTCAAACACGTATCCACCAAGCAAATCGGATAATTGCTCTTGGTCCATGACTCCATCAGAGCCACCGTTAATATGATTCCAACGAGATGTTACTGCTCGCAATTGCTTATCGGGCATTACTATAACTGAAATCAAACTAAGGCCATAGGTATCAAGCGGCGCATTAGGTCCAGTTTCTCTCGGAACCGATTCGAAATTAGGAACATGGCAGAAATATACTTTGTTTTCGTTATGCGGGCCTGTGTATGACTTCCACATGCTTTCATCACGAGTCAAGCACCAGCATTCGTTGATGTTTCCATGGTCAGTGTATTGACGATACTGTTGTGCTGTACTGAAATCTGGAATCCATTTGATTATGTAATCACTTTTATCGTAGGTCTTGTTTTTTAGCTTTTCTTGTGTTTCGGCGTCGGATTTATGTATTGATGCACCGAATCGTTCGTTAAGTTCATCGAACGTCATGCCGTTTAAGTTTGAGTCGTATGCGGTTTCATGAGCTATCGAAATTTCTTGTAGTATCTTTCCAAGGAGAGTGAGTTTTCTCGTATCCTCGTTGGCTTGCATGCCAAGTTCGCCGTAAGCAATTCTAGCGGCTCCTGGCTCGAACTTGATGCTTGTTTTCCCGTCGTGGAAGAATCTATTCCTCACATTATGTTCAAGATATTCGATTACTGTCTGTGTATTGCCTCTTTCAGTTAATATCGGATTGTTTTCGTCGTCTCTTGCGATTTCATCGAAAAAAATATTAAATTGAGGCAATACGTTACGTATGATTCTTTTTGTCTTGTGTTTTGCTGTCGAGGCAGCATCTTCAAACAAGGCATTAGCCAATGCACATACCGCTTCGTATTGTAGACGTGTTAAATCTAGCTTAGATGCGTAATGGTTAAACAGTGCGTTCATTCTCAGTCCTAACATGTATAACTACAGTTTATATGGCGGTCCGACTGTAATAGTAGGTCCTTTTTGTTGACGGATGGTTTATATTTTACTATATTTTCTAGCAAGCAAGGAAATTCTATGCAGAACACTGACTTTATTGAAACTCTTTCCGCAAAACTGACTGACGGTGTACAACCCGCTATGGATTTAGTGGTAGAAAACATCCTAAATGAATCTGATTTTGCAAAGTATGGCAACGACGAAGAGGATGTTTACTACAAGTATTCAATCCTCCTTCGTGCATCTGGGTTCCGCCCGAACGAGTTCGAAAATGAACTGAGGGCATCCGTGAGTGCCGCATCTGATATTGCGGTCACATCTAACTCTAAGAAGGGAAAGGCTTTGGACCGTGAGTCGTTGCTGTGCGAGGTTATTGAATATCTAGCCAAGGAATACTACAACGGTCATGAAAAGGCTTCTGACGAAGCGTATGACGGTCTCGTGGTGGAACTTCGGTCTATCAATCCGAAGAACCCGTTGGCTGCGGGTGGGTTGGCAGCAGCCGACGATACGGGCCGCAAGAAATTCCAGCATTACCTCGTTACGGGAACACAGCAGAAGTATGCCAACATGGAAGCTTTTGCGGAAGAATGGTTCCCGCAGTATGGTGGCAAGCATCGCCTTATGTTGAACGGTAAGTGTGATGGTGCTGGTAGCGAAGTTATGTATCAGGACGGCAAGATTGTCCAGGCGATTTCCCGTGGTGACGGTTTCCAAGGAGAAGATATAACTCAATCTGCTTTGAAGTGGAAGGGTCTTATTCACGAAATTCCGAACTTCACGGGTTCAATCCGTGGTGAGTTCATGTTGAAGGAAAGCGTATTCCTCGAAAAGTATTCCCAGTCGAAGAAGACCGCTAGAAACGCCAGTGCAGGAATCTCGAAGCGTCTTGACGGTTCTGGTTCAGAGGATATGTCCTTTGTCGCATACGATGTTCTCAACAGGGCTCCGACCCAGTTCAAGACCGAACTGGAAAAGATGCAGTGGCTGGAATCCTGCGGGTTTGAAGTCCCGATGTACGAACTTGTCGATACCCTCGAACAGGTCAATGCGTTCCGTGAAAAGGTGTACGAAAGCCGCAAGAAGACTATCGACTACGGTTGCGACGGCATTGTTGTCAAGATTAACGATATCGACTATGACGACCTGCGTCGTAAGACCCCGATGACCCAGTGCGCTGTCAAATTTGAGCTGGAAACGGCAATTACGACCCTAATTGGAATAGAATGGAGCTGCAAGGGTAGGTATCTGTCCCCTGTCGCAATCCTGGTTCCGACAGAGCTTGACGGGGTTACTGTTGAACGAGCATCGCTGTCTAACTTAAATAAAATGATGCAAATGGGCATCCAGATAGGCTGTAAGGTGCAAATTTCCCGTCATGGGGAGGTAATTCCTCAGGTCGATATGGTTGTAAACTAAATTTTACATTTAAGGTGTTGCCAAAAGGTATTTAATTAGGTATATTTTGGATATAAACAAAGAGGTAACACCATGAAAAAGATAATCGTATTCATCATTGCGTTGTTCGTCAGCATGGCAGCTGCCGACATGCGTAACGGAACAGGGTTCTTCGTCAATAGCGAGTACATCGTGACGGCGTACCATGTTATCGAGAACTTCGGCCATACCTGCTATTACGATATCCAGAACGATACGTGCTATCAGGTTCATATCGTGGATTACGATAGGACTAGGGACTTGGTCCTGCTGAAGTTGGATGATGAGCCTGTCAATATGCCTATGGTTTGCCGCCTTGCACACAGCGAGCTGCCGATAGGCGAGAAATTGACATCGTACGGTTATCCAGACCCTCTTATCGACCATGACCTGACGATTATCCCGATGAACATCCGTTTGCTGTATCGCTATGATGGAGATGCTAACTTTTATCGAATGAATGGCGTGTTGGAATATGGAATGTCTGGCGGGCCAAACTTTACGGTAGATGGTAGAGTCGGTGGTGTAAGCAAGTCGATTGCATTGAATGAACGCAACACGAGCAATCTGGTAAAGTCTACGGAAGTCGTGCGTTTTATTAAAAGAAATGGTGTTGTTGAATATCCGAACACTAAGAATGTGAGTAAATGTGTCATCAGTATCCTGAACTCAAATTACGAGTTCCGTGGAGTTCACACAGTGGAGTAAATAATGATTCCTGAAAAGTACAAAGATTATGTGTCTACGAACATATCCTTTCCTAAGGAATGTCCTGTATGCCACGGAGAGTTGAACGTGTTGGACAATGGCATGGTTTGCTGCGTGAACCCTGCTTGCCCTCAGAAGATTGTCCATAAGCTTGCCAACTTCTTCGATGTAATGGAAATTGACGGTGCTGGCGAAAGCTGTGTTTCTGCCCTCGTCAACGAAATGCGTATGAAGCGTATTCCAGAACTGATTTACGATGCTATCGCTGGCGGAACGAACATGTCTCTCGCCATGAAGAGCCAGGTGAACGGTGCGAAGCTACGCAAGAATATGCTTGCCGCTATGGAAAAGCCTATTTCCATGGCAAAGTTCCTTGCCCTGTTCGACTTTGACGGTTTCTCCGAGGCGAAGCTGTCTGGATTGGAAACGCTCGAAGTGTTCAGCGGTTGGTATGACAATCCGCTTACGACGCTGGCCACCCTACGTTCGTATACTCCCGAGAAGCTTTCTATGTTGGCTATCCCTGGGTTCAGTGCCTATGAGGTCAAGTTGAATTTGTTTACACAGTTGTTCGACAGCCTCGACGAAATCACGGGCACCGTCGAAACGGGAAAGTTCATCTTCAAGAAGCCCGTGGAAATGGACGCCCTTGGTGGAATGTCGTTCTGCTTTACTGGGGCGATGGAATACAACCGTGACGACCTTGAACGCACCGTTAAGACTTATGGCGGTGTTGTGAAGGGAAGTGTCAGTGCGAAGCTGGATTACCTCGTCCAGGCAGATGAAAACTCTACTTCAACCAAGTCAAAGAAGGCCAAACAGCTTGGCGTGAAGATTATTACGCCAGAAAAGTTCTTTGCCCTCTTGAAAGAACGTGGTGTAACTTCTATATTGTAAGTGGAGGTTTATATGAATGAAGAAGAACTGGAAGATTTGAGCGTCGATGTCAAGGAATGGTTCCAGGACCAAGTTGAAATCGACTGCGACTGCATGAAAGTCGAAAGTGAAGTCGACAAGGATGACGAAAGCCATGTTGTCATGACGGTAGACTACCATTCGAAGGAATGGGCTGTTGCCAACCCCGATGGAGTTATGTTCGAGACGGAAACTTCGCTCGAAGAATATCTGAAGGAGAAGATTGCCGCCGACCTTAACGACACGCTCTCACAGTACGACGTAGAATATTCCAATATGGAAGTAACTGTTTCTTCGATGTTTGACTTCACCGTCACAATCGAAGGTAAGTACTCCCCGAAGGAAGAGTCTGACGAAACAGATTCGTCCGACCTGTTTTAACCAAACAAAGGAATCAAAATGAGTGAATTGAATATCAAAATCAAGTACCTTGACGACAGCATCGCCCGCCTGACCTACATTGCAGGCAAGTCCGACTGGATTGACTTGGCAGCAGCAGAAACTGTCACGTTGAAGAAGGGTGAATTCAAGCTTATCCACCTTGGTGTCGCAATGGAGTTGCCCGAAGGTTACGAAGCACATATCGCTCCCCGCAGTTCTACGTTCAAGAACTTCAAGATTCTTGAAACTAACAGCGTTGGTGTGGTTGACCGTTCCTACTGTGGCCCGAACGACTGGTGGAAGATGGCTGTTTACGCAACGGAAGACACCACCATCAACAAGGGTGACCGCATCGCACAGTTCCGCATCATTGAAAACCAGCCGAAGCTGAACTTTGTCGAATCCGAACTGACTGGTAAAGACCGTGGTGGCTTTGGCTCTACGGGCAAAAATTAGTCGGTAAAATTCGATGTATAAACAATAGGATGAGTGTCGGTGAGTGTTGTCGCCATCATACAGGTATGGGACCGTCGCCGACATTCACTTGAGTTTCGCCTATCTACCAGTGTAGAAAAGGTTTCTGGGGTCGTCAGCGTAAGGCTGACGGCCCTTGTTTTGTATGCCGTCCTGGAAGAAGTATAAACCCTTATTAGACATACAGGACCTCTTCTCATGAAAGAGCTAATCAGAAGGCTGACATCCATGGGCCTCACCGTAACCAAGGATGGGATGATAATCTATGACAATATCACTTTCGGTAAATTGGATTCAAGCGGAAAACCCGCAATATGTTGCTACCCATTTATTTGCTGGGATGACGAGAGGGACAAAGAGTGGCTCGATTCGAGTGAGAGCATAAGCGACGAGGACGAGTTCTACGAGTATTACGAACAATTTTGCGCCGACTACCACAGCCTGTTCAACTTCAACAAGATGGGCGGTGTATCCCTGTGTGGAAGCGTCTCGAAGCACGACGTGAACGTCGTTGAGTTCGTCCGTGACATGCTGCACATTTATAAGGAAATTGTACGGGATTTGAGAGAAAAAGCTATCCAAAACTTTTAGTTCGGAAGCCCCCGAAACTATAAACTAAGGGTATGGTTACATGCCCGAGGTTAGGTTTATGGCAGAAATGTGGATAGCGGCTTTGAAGACGAACAGTCCTGCGTTGCTGATATTCACGTTGGTGGCTCTTGGATTGTTTTATCTGATAAAGAGGATAGAGACACAAAGGAAGGATACTGGAGTTAAACGCAACGAACAATTCAGCAATGTGGACAAGAAGTTCCTCGAAATGGAACTGGAATACCAGAAGAAAGAAGCTGCTTACAGAGAGCAGATGCTTCTTCTTGAACACAAACTTGAATTGACTCAGAAGGATGTCGATGGTGTAAAGGACCGCCTGAAAACCGTTGACTATAAGCTTGAACAGATTACTAGCGCATTGAACGCAATCAACGAGACTCTGTCTGGAATCAAATCGACATTGACCAGCATTGAAAAGCGAATCGAAAAGGTAGAAGAATCAAAACCTGCTTGATTTTAAGGAGATGATATGAGCTGCGGATGTAACAACGGGAAACCAAACGAAGTCTATGACAGGATGCCCTACATGAGGCAGACCCCGTCTTATCATCATTGCTGTCCTCCACCGCCTCCGCTCTTTATGCCGTTCCAGCCACCTCCATGGCTCGGTCCGTGCTTCCCGCCTCCGCCAAGACAGGCTGGCCCGTGGGAATACACTCCGTCGAGGATGTATCCAGGACCTCCCCCTTGTGGATGTGGAGGACTGCCTCATATTCCACCACCGTACCCGCATTTTTGGCCGCATCCATGGCATCAGGCTTGGCACCCAGGTCCGACCTTCCATTACCAGTGCTTGCCGCAACAGGCTCCTGTATGCGGTTGTATTGGCCCAGTAATGCCGCATCCACCTGTTCCGCACCCGCCTCATGACTGTGGTTGCCATCACAGACCAATCTGGCCTAATCCGATTGGCCCGATGCCTCCGATACCCCCGAGACCTCTTCCGCCTCCACCACCAGACAAGCCTGAGATTGCTCTTCATCCGAAGCGTATCGTAGCGTCCGTTCCTACGGAAAACTACGAGGAAACTATCGTTGAATACAGCAACGGGCATTTCGACGTGATATCGAACGGATATGTACCTGTTGGCGGTGGAAGGAACAATGGTCCGAAGTGCGGACACATTCACGACATACGTGGAAACATTTCTGATTCCGAAGGTCTTGACACGGTCAACTTCCAGTTCAACACTTCTGACGCAGGTTCCAGCTTCTAGGGTTCAATATGAATAGGCATTCACTATTTGTCGATACTATCAAGTCACTCGGATTGGATAATTTCGTATTCGAGTGCATTGCTGGTATACACAAGGCGTGCTTTGAACAGGTGGCGTTTGATGTTAATGCAAAGCCGAACCCAGAATCACCTATCCCGTGGCGTCATACGGGACAGATAAACCGTCTTCCGAGCCTTATGGGCAAGAAGGAAGTTGGATACGGCAACTTCGACTCAGAGTGGTTTCCAGACAGCAAAATCGCTTCTGATGACCCCACGGTCAAGAACCTGATTGCCTCGTCTAAGGAAAGCCAGATGGGATATCGTGTTGGAACATGGGGCGGACCTGGCCGCACGGTCCTCGGGAAGAGTTCGGCGCTCTCGAACGAGAATGTGTGTGCAAGCACGGCTTCATCAGAGACCTAATTGAAAAAGCAATCGGATTCCCGATTGCTTTTGTTTTACCCAATGTAGATTCAACTTACTTGTTGACTGATTCCATGATATTGCACAGGGATTCGAACTGCTTCTTCGGCAAGTCCTTGTACTTGTAGAGAAGGGTTGCACAGCGGTTCTTGTATTCGTCAGTGTATTTACCCATGCCCTTCATCTTATCGACCATGTCCCTGAACTTCTTGACAGCCTCGTCTGCGTTGTCGTCCCAGTCGTCGCAGATGAACTTAGTGTTGACTGGAATATCAAGCTCGTCATAACCTACCGTATTGTTGTTCACGGCCTTCATCTTTTCCACCTTCACCTTGGTTACTGGCTGTATGTCCTTGACCTTCAGGAATTCTGGGCTGTTCTTTATTTTCGGAAACTTTTTGTCGTCGGTAGTGATGTCAGAGACTGCGTTGATGATGTTTCTTGTTTGTCTAGGCTTTGCTATCGTTGCAACATTCTTGTTAAACATGTTCTTGACTTGGTTGGCCTTATTGTCCCATGACGTTTCGTCTGATGCGTCATTGCGGATTTTGGTGATTTCCGCCTTTACGGTTTCTTTGAGACCTTCTGGCATATCGACATCTGTGACAACGCCGTTCTTTTTCATGACCTCTGCTGCACCAGAGACCTTGGGTTTGAGTGCAGTCTCTTTGCTTGCTTTCGCTTCATTGAAGTCCTTCTTTTCTTCGGTCTCGATGAACGATGCGCTTGCAGGCTTATCTTCATCCCCGCCATTAAACTTCTTGTATTCAGCCGTCTCTTTCAGTTCGACAGGCCTCATGAGGCTATTGTAACTGCCACAAGGGTCGTCTTCAGGAAGGTCGGCGACCAAGTCAAACAAATTCTTGTATTCTTCGATGAATTCCATGATATACCGAGTGGTTATATTCATCAATAGTTTATAACCTTTTTCCCGTTTGTAGCGATATCTGAATTATATAAACTATATGCAGAAATGACTATTGTAGGATACAATAATGTCCAATGTAGATACTTTTAGATACTATGCATCTCAGCTGAATTTGACCCCGTCACAGCTGGAAGCTGTTACTGGTTGTTTCAAGGCTTGCTTCGAGGCTCACGATGATGGCGAAACTGAACCGCAATCCAGTAAGGTTGTTAAGCCGACACCAGAGACTCCGAACAGGATGCAGCATACTCCTTTCGAAGACCCAGAAGCTGGATGGGGTAAAACCAATATGGATAACCTGCTCGGCAACATCAAAAACAAGCGTCTGGCAAATGCACTGAAGGGCCCTGGTGCCGTTCCTAGTGTAGATGCCAAAGATGCTAGACGAATGTTTAATGACGCTAGTGATGCCGCCCTGGGGCGCTATGACAACATTGTGGACCGTGAAGAGGAGCGTCAGCGTGGCATTGCTGAGGAAAAAGCAAAGCGTCTTGAAGCGAAACGTCGCAAAGTTATGGAACGCCAGAAATTCCTCAACAGGGAACTCGGTATTAACTTGGCTATCGACGGTATATGGGGTAAACAGAGCCAGGCCGCATATGAGGAGTATCTTGCGAGAAAGAATGGTGTTAAGGGAAAGAACCGCAACCCTGAGTTGGCCCGTACTGCTGGTCCTGCATCATCCTTTGATGTGACTAACGTGAACAGCCCTTTTAATCAGGTAGCAATGGGAAATCGTACCCCTGGACAAGCACGTACGACTGGTCCTGGTCAGCAAGATATAACCAATGTGAACTCTCCTTTTACGAATCAGGTGGCCGATAGGGGGCATGTCACGTTATAGCGGACAGACACGTACATCTGGTCCATCTCGCACGCCAATCACGCCGAATGTCGATTGGAAGAAACAGCAGACTGCGTATAACGTAGATTTGATGGACGGTGTCAATGCGGAAAGACCTGTCGCTAAGGCAACAAAGCAGCCTATTTCGCCAGATGCGGTCTCTCGCTATAGCTATAATGCACCGCAGGAACCAATCGGGATGACTCGTCGTCATCAAGACCTGGAATGGAGTCCTCTCCAAGACAAGATGCCGTACTAACGAAAGCGATTACAGAAAAGCCCTCCAATCGGAGGGCTTTTTCATTATTGAACGGTGACATAGCTTCGCACTTGATATGTGCATTTGGATACGTCTGTCGTTGTCGGTCGATTTTTGTTCTTGATGTATTCGGTCAAGAATATGCCATCATAGAAGAACGATGTATTGGATTTGCGTATGCTGTTTCCGAATGTCATTCCAATAACCTTTCCATGGCTTGAAATTGCGGCTCCGCTGAAACCACCAGGCATTTTTACGTTAAGTGCGCTGGCGACATAGTCAGGAAATGTACTGTCGGCGAGGACCTTGGCGGGGAAAGCCTTGCTTTGTACCTTGTGGTCGGTTTCCAGGTATCCCGTTACGGTTACTGCTTCGTTTGGCTTTGTCAGACGGTCTTCAATCTTGCATGCTGCTAGTGGTACACGGTTGTCTACCTGAAGGATGGCTATGTTGATGTATTCCTTCTGTGAAGAGTTCAGTAATGTGTCGGCGGAGTGTTCTACCCTGGCAACGACAGGAAGACCATTGACCATAACGACAATTGAATCTAGTTTCTCGGAATGGCGTGCGACATCGCCCGTAGTTACGATGTAATGCTCGTTGAATGCGATTCCCGTACCGTAGAGATGCGATACGTTGTGCATCACGGGGTCAGCGAAGATGGCGGTTGCCAGAATGCAGATGATGAGGATGATTGTGTGTTTCATGGTTATACTCCTTTTGTGTTTACGATATCAATATACATAATTAAATGGGTATTGTCAAGAGTTTTTTGAAAAAAAAGTATAAAAATATAAAAAGTTAAAAAATTCATCATTTTATTGACATTCTGGAAAAAATTAACTATATTTTCAATATCAAATTACAGGAGTATATATGGTATACGATTAAACATCGAACACACCCAGAACCTTTATCGAAGAAGGCCGCCTTGTCGATGCTCGTGTAGCGGAGGCCCTTAACAGAGGTCGTGCCGTGTTATTGACGACTGACGAGAACGGTCATGCCGTACCCCTTTTCGAGAGGCAGTGACACTAAAATGGGTGATTTCGCCACAGCTTTGCAAATACATGCTGCGATGAATGCAGGTAATGGTCAGGGGTTTATCTATAACGCCATCGACACGTATGGATACCTTGGTATCGGGGTATTCGTTCTAATCATTATAGGGATAATCATTTTCACAGACCTCTTATAAAACAACCAAATACAAAGGAAATATCATGGCTGAAAAGAAAGAACACTGCATTGATTGCAGTAAGGGTTACTATTCCATTGCGGTCTACTACAAGACCGAAAATACTGAAAACGTCGATTCGTTCGTTCCTAAGGACGAAACTGAGATGCATGATTACTTGAAGAATACTATCGGTCATTTCTTCAGTAACTATTGCTCGACGGGCAATACCACCATGGTACAGAAGATGGAGGATTTGAAACTGTTTAACGGCTCTCCGCTTGCCCTTTCTAGCGACAAGGTATCGCTCGAATATCATTCGGGCACGGTCAAGTATTGGAGTGTAATGTTTGACTATTACATTTCCATAAACGGATACCCTGGCACTTCGGAAGCGGCGTATATGCTTGTTCATGTTAAATGGAACAGGACCTGATGCTATGCCAGTGATGGATAAGTTGAGAATGTGTGCTGAAAAGATGGGTTACCGCCTTGATGTACCATCAGAGTTTGCAAAGGTTATCGACGAAGCCTACGACGCTGTATTTGAAGATGAAGAAAACTCGAAAAAGAACGAAAGTAATTCGTAAAAATGTATTTTAATACATGAGTTAATTCAGAACTTCAATAAGGAGTAAATATGGCAGCGAAGAAAACATATTCTTTTGGTAAGGCACTGCAAAACTTGAAGGACGGAAAGAGTGTCCGTCGTCAGGGCTGGAACGGAGTCGGTATCTGTATCGCACTTCAGACGCCAGACAAGAAGTCCAAGATGACCCATCCGTACCTCTATATCGACACCCTCGGCTTGCAGACGACTAATCCGAAAGCACCGAAGGGCCGTGTACCGTGGGCGCCGAGCCAGACCGACCTGCTTGCCGAAGACTGGGAAACTGTCTAATAATTTTGGTTGAGAGAGAACAGGCCCGTCAGCATCCGCTGGCGGGCTTTCTTGTTAAAAATGTATTTTACTGATAGTTTGAAACTAATTAAATTAACATGAGTACATTGAGTGTTTGCATCATTGCTAAGAATGAATCCGAGGTAATCGGAAGGTGTCTTGACTGTGTAAAGTCGTTTGCCGACGAGATTGTAGTTGTTGATACGGGTTCGACCGACAACACGAAGGAAATCGCATCCAAGTACACCGACAAGGTGTTCGACTTCGAGTGGATAGACGATTTCGCCGCTGCTAGGAATTTCAGTTTCAGCAAGGCCACGAAAGATTATGTGATGTGGTTGGACTGCGATGATATAATCGACGAAGATAACCAGAGGGCAATTCTTGGTTGCAAGCAAACGCTATCGACTCTCGGGTGCGATACGTTCCTCGCACGATATTATATCGGACAGTCCACTACTACGACGGTTACCCGTATAATTAAGAGGGGGTCGTGTCAGTGGGTAGGATTCGTTCACGAGTACCTGGCATCAACGACAAGACGATATACGTTGGATTTTACTATAAGGCATGGAAAGCCAGCGTCAAGCGTTGAACGTGATTCTGGAAGAAACCTTAGAATCTTCATGAAGAAGATGGCTGAAAATGTCGAATTTAGTACGAGGGATATTCTCTATTTTGCGAAAGAGCTGTACTGGAATGGTAAGTACCGTCCTGCACTCCGCTGGTTCAACAAGTTCTTGAATCAGTCAGATGCATGGATTGAGGATTGTATCGAGGCGAGCCGAATGAAGGCGGATATCATCGGACATATTGGTAAAGCCGAAGACATGATAGACTTCCTTGCTCGCTCCATCGTCAAGTATGGAATGAATACCCGTCTACTTTACAACTGTGGGTTGGCGCTGTACAATGCGAAGAAATATAAGGAGGCAACAATGTATTTCCTCGCAATAGTGAACGGATTGGGAATCAATAGCCAGTACTTCATAGACACGACTGACTACACTTTCCTGAGTCTTATCTGGCTCAGCTGCTGTTACTGGTATTCTGGCGACAAATTGACTGGTAAGCGATTCCATGAGCTTGCCAAGGCAATACGCCCGAATTCCCCGACGATACAAACGAACGAAAAGTTCTTCGGCGGGGTCTAGCTTTGGAGTAGGTCAAGCTCCTCCTTAGTGTAGCTCAGCCATGTTGGCTTCCAGTTTTCAAGGAGTCGGTCGGCTTTCAATGTTTTTAGCAGGTCTGACATCTTGATTATCTTATGGACTGGGCTGAATACATACTTGTTGTCCGTGGTTGAATCCAGTTCGCATGTATCGTCGTCATTGAATGTTAGCGTGTAAAAACATTCATCTTTCGGGCCGACATACTTCAAGTGCCGCATGTCGCTCATCCGCCAGTGTTCTGCGTTGTCCGCAGTAGGCCCTGTCAAATACTTCCACCAATATAGGGGATTTGCAATCATCATGATGCCTCTTGTAATAGTTTAATCTGATTTGAAGTATCTAAACTTGATTAGAAAGTGCTGCCACAGCCGAATAAGCCCAATCCATAACCTTTTTAGAAACGGGCGTTTCGGTCGACCTAGAAAACATTCTGCTATAACCCAATGGAGTAGAATGTTCACGTCGATGCTTGTCTGCAGTTCATGGGATGGGATGCTTACAATCACCTTGTTTGCGGAGAATGTGAGGTGTAGGGACTTGAATGGGTAGCGTTCAATCTTTACGTTGTTGAACGCTATGGAAATCTTGCCATCAACAGACGGAGATATGGTTACGTTCCGACTTGGGGACTCTTTGTCGGCGATGCAATACTGTCTACCAGAGTTAGTGACACTAACTCTGGATAGCAGTCTGCTCTTTTTCATGATGTTGCAAAATTTCTCGTAAGTCATTACATAGTCCCACCCATTCCTTC